CATCTATACTATTGCGAAGAAGTTTTACATAGTATAGACTGGTCAACTGTCGCTAAATGCTACGAAGTTTAGTTAATTTATATAGCCTATTACGAAGTAGTAGGCTCTATTAAATTAACTCCAAAACGAAAAGGCTCAATGCTTATGTATAAAGTTATATTCGATGGTAATGTAATGGTCTGTCAAGACTTAGAAGATGCTACTGAAACTGCTATGCATTTAAGAAATGCAGAATATAGTTTAGTAGAAGTTGTTCCGGCAGAGCCGACTGACTTAGATTCTTTCATTGAAGTGGAGGTATAAGATGATTATAATTGACGTAGCGTTTATAATAGTGTTATCTTTAGCTGGCTTTATAATCTATATAGTTGGAAAGGAGTTAGACTTATGAATAAATATACAGTTTGGGTTGGTGGTGTTGAGGCAAATCAATACTATCTCACCAAAGGTGAAGCAGAAAAGTTAGCAGCTATTTACAGAGCTGAAGGTTATCAAGATGTTTACATTGAAAAGGTATAGAACTATGAAAAAAGTTGATTTGTTTTACACTCCGACTAGCATGAAAGACTTAGAAGATAGACTCGAAAGTTTCTCAGGCAGTGAAAAATCTATAGCTTGGCTGGCCGCAATGATGGCTTGGAACCTAGCTTGCGATATATCTAACAATGAACAAGAGGATAAGTGATATGTTAGAACTACAAAAGACTTTACGGTCACGTTTAGATGCCGAACTTGTTAGCACTTGTGGTATACTAGGAATCTGTATTAGCTATAAGAGCAAACATATAGATTCTTTCAAGCCTGATTCTGAATATATGTTCCATAGTTGGGGCAACACTGAAGATGGAGTAGATATATTTTGGGGTCACTATGACCTCACACTATCAGAAGCTTTAGACATCTGGAAAGATAAAATTAATCAGAACCCAAGGGGCAAGAGGTGGTAAAATGGTAGAACTAAGTAATGAATTTGTGCATTATCTAGTCGAAAGACTATTAGATGGCGGTTATGTAACTAGCGGTGAAGTCTTTAATGCCGTAGAAGATTGGAATGAGCGCTATATACCTGAAGAAGATTAATATTAAATGTACTTATTAGTTAGTAAGTTCTTACGAACTAACTAATAAGTACACAATTGGAGATGCCGATGTTCAACACTCACTGCAAAGCGGTTCAAGAATACTCACAGCGTAGTGCTACTAATATGTCAGATACAGTTCTAATGGTAGTGCTAAGCATCCAACAAAACTGGCTCGGTGTTGGCGACCAGCTAACTGATGTAAGGCTAAATAAATCTGAGTCCCGATTCTTGTGGGGCAACAAAGGAAAAACATATAGCTATCTTAAATCTAATCAGCACAAAGTATATGCTCAAGTGATGGCTGTTATCAACAGCAAACAAACAGACTTTATGAAGTCTATATCGCTAATGAATATATTCTTGAGGGTTGATGGCTTGGGCTTAGCTAAAGCTGGCTTCTGCTGCCAGTTGATTGCTGGATTGGTTGGCTGTATGGATACTCATAACATTAGAATGTATGGGCTGGACACCAAAGACTTAGCACTAGCTAAGAATCCAAAGACCCAGAAGGGCATTGATGCTAACAACGCTAAGATAGATAAGTACATAGAGTTGTGTGCTGACTATGGCTGTGAGAATCTTTGGAATGCTTGGTGCGACTTTGTAGCTACTAAATCTAAGCGCTGGCAAGACGGCAACCATGTGTCTGAAGTACATTATACTTACCTGACCGGAGGTCACTGATGAATTTACCCACAGAAGAAGAGTTTATTGCGACCTGTCAGTCACATATGTTTAGCTTTATGATTGAGCCAGACCTCAATAAAGCTATGGAAGGTCTTCAAACCTACCACTATATGCAAGATGTTATCAAAAAAGGAGGCTCGAAGTACAAGAAGATACACCGCAAAGCCTTTGAAGATTACATAGATAAAGTTAAACAGGAGGCTAGAAATGGTACCAGCAACTGAAGAATTAGAAAAAACTCAAGAGCTTTTATCGGATGTTATGCATCAAATTTATCGGGATGTAAGAGACGGTGAGGGCCAAGCAATATACGAAATGATTGAAAGACTTCCTAACTATATACTTGAAGGTTATTTAAACGAGGCAGAGCACCATGAAAAACTCAGATGGAATTAAAGAAGGCAATGTTCTATGGCGTATAGATTTTACAGATGAGTTTGATTCGCCTATGTATTGTTTTAGTTTAGAAGATGCACATAAAATAGCTAGGACGAGAGGCAATAAACCCTACATAATTACCATGTTAAATGGTGATAGACTTCAAAGCGAACTTACAGGTAAAAGATAATGGCTTACAAACTAACTCAAAACAAATTAGATTTCTTTAACATTCTTAAAGACTTAACAATAACTACAGAGCAGTTGAAATATGACACAGCTTTTGAGCCAACAGAAGAAGAGCTTGAGATGTTGGATGACCTAGCTACTAGAGTATTTAATATATGCATCAATGATAATTAATATACTCAATTACTTAATGACTTATAAGTTAGTAAGTTCTTACGAACTAACTTATAAGACATTAAGTTATTGTACCACACTTCGATGGCGGTGTCAAGTAAAAAACCGCTTTACTTTTAAATAAATATATGTTATAATATACATTCAAATATACACTCAAATAGGCATTAAAATTATGGAAACTTTATTCAACTTAATCGCAAAATCTACACACTCTTTGGCATTTAGCGGCAAGAAAAACGGTACAGTATTCGGTAAGTCTTTTATTGTACGACAGCGAAGCACCAAGAATCGTTTCGAGGTTAGCAAAGGAGAGTGTTTTCATATCTTCCACTGTTATAAGTGGGCTTTCTATGTACAGCACAAACAGTCTCGAAGCATTAGCTTCAAGAACATCAAAGATATTAATGGCATCGAAGGAGTACAAGCATAATGACTATCATGCAAATGTTCCCAAACAACTCAGCACTTCAAGCCATCCGAGAGGGTGGCTACGGCTCAGCAGATTTTGATATAGCTACACAGCCCTTAACATATCTTCCTGCTGAAGAGTGGCTACCAGAAATAACAAGCTCTAAGTCTGTAATCTACCGCACTGATTCTGGTGCAGAGCTAGGTGTACATGGTCATAGCTATAAGCCAGTGGCTCCCAAGAAGATGATAGATGTTACCCGTAATATTATCGAGCGTTCAGGTCTTAATGTTGACGGCATCAGAGAGACTATCAGAACTTCTCACAATGGCTCCAGAACCTTTGTACAATATAAGCTACCTGCTCATACTTATAATACTCCAGACGGCGACACTGCATCCCTTGGACTGCTTGCAGTGTCAAGCTTTGATGGGACTTGGCCCTTCATGATTAGTGCAGCAGCTATCCAGCAAGCGTGTACAAATCTACAAGTCTTTGTTGGCGGTGAGGTTGCAGTGTTCAGAGCTAAGCATACCCGAAACCTAGACATTGAAGTAGGCTCAAGAGTTATCACCAAGGCTCTAGATGTTTTCGAGAACCAACGTGAACTCTGGTCAGAGTGGAGTGCTCAGCCCATGTCAGACAGCATGGCATTCCAAGAGATTGTAGAAGCTTTGAAGATTGCTTCAGCTCAAAAGATTATAAACTCTAGACCACCATCTTCCCCTGAGGCTATCATGGGTGAGATGCCTAGAACTAATCCAGCACTTGAATACATCTATGCTGCTTGGCATAAGTACAAGAGACGTTTAGGTGCTAATCGCTGGGCATTTTATAATGCTATGACCGACTGGTCTACTCATGCAACAGCACAACGACGAGATGCTATAGTTAATATGGCTGCAACACAGAACACTCGACAGGCTGTTGTCCAACATCACTTCTCAAAGGTGGCGTAATGTTAAACAACGAACTAACCCCGCAAGAACAAGAGCTTCTTGTTATAACTATGGAGGAGTGCTGCGAACTAGCGATGGTTTGCAGCAAGCTTCTGAGGTTTGGCAAAGAACAAAAACATTTAGATAACTTACTACAGGAGTCAGCCGATGTTACTGTGATGATTAACCTGCTCTCAGATTATAAACTGGTGAGCCAAATAGAAAAGCTAGGACAGATGTTTAAGAAACAAGACAAGCTTAAAGAATGGAGCAGCCTGTATTGAATCAGAACTTAAAGAATGCTATGGAAGACTTAATGCAGGGACGATTAACACTGCTACAAGCCATCAGTAAATGGGACGTAACATCTCAAGAACTGCTTAATTATATACAAGAGGAAGCCGAAAAGAATGAAGACACTGGAAGACAAGATAGTACAATGGCACCATGACCGCAATTTGTTTGATGGCTCAACAGACCATCAACAATTTGAAAAACTTCTCGAAGAGGTTGAAGAGCTGCGAATTAACATTCAGAATGACCAGTTAGTTATTGATGACATCGGAGATATTATTGTAGTTTTAATCAACATTGCCCACCGAAGCAAACTAACACTAGAGCAGTGCATGGAACACGCTTACAATGATATTAAAGATAGGAAAGGTAAGATGGTTGACGGCCTGTTTGTTAAAGAGGCTGCTAACGGCAGCGCCTTATAGTGACAACACTAGCAATAGTAATAGGTCTAGCCCTCTGCGCTGCACCACCACCAGTTGTTTTTGTTTTAGCTTTGGCTGGTATGTGGGCAGAGGGTGAGTTTTTTTTCAAATAAAACTTTACAAACGTAGTAACTTGTGGTACAATGCCACTTCAATTTTAACACCAACGATAGGAAATATAAACATGGCTATATTATCAGGAACAGCATACTGGGCAAGCGTAACTACCCCGAACACTACTTACGAACCAGTATACACAGTAAACTTAGTAGTAGATGAAGACACTGCACAAAGCTTTCGGTCTAAAGGTTTTGCAGTCAAGGACATGGACGAAGGCCCAGCGCTGGTAATCAAGCGTAAAGTTAATGGCCCAAATGGAATGATACGTCAAGCTCCTAAGCTTGTTGATGCCAGCAAGAACCCCATTGATGAGCGTGTAGGTAATGGCTCTACAGTTAAGGTTCAGTACAAAGAGTGGGAATCTGTATGGAAAGGTAAGACCTTCAAGGGCTTAGACTTCCAAGCTATGCAGGTTCTAGATTTGGTATCTGTCGGAACAGCAGACGGCGGAGAATTTGAAGTAGAAGATGAAATGGAGGAAGCAATTTAATGGGTACATATAAAGTAGGCGACACCGTATACGATGTATCTTTGCTAGACTCAGAAGCCCAAGGATTGTTTGGGCTTTTGAAAGACGCAATGGTTAAGGTACAAGTATCCAACAACGATGTACAGTTATATCAAGCAGCAGCTCAGCAGATTAAAGCTTTGTTTGAAGATAGGCTCACGGATGAAGCCATCACCGAAGATGCAGAGGAAGCTGAAATTGTAGTTGAAGACTAACCTAAAGGTGACAACATGCCGTTTGTTAAATTCCATCTGCCGTGCCATGACTGTGGCGGCAGTGACCCAGTAAGTCAGAACGATGACGGGTCAGCGTATTGCTTCAGTTGCAATACTTATTTTAAAGACTACGGCACATCGGAAGTGCAACCACAAGATACTGTAACGGACTTTACAAAGTATCAAGCCAGCGGAACCGGAAGTGGTTCTAGCTACAACGCCTTGACCGACAGGGGTATTAGTATTGAGACAGCCAAAAAGTATGGCGTTAAATCTACTACCCTTAACGGCAAGGTTACTAGCCACCACTACCCCTACTTCCACAAGGGCGAAGAGGTAGCAACAAAAATTAGAAAGCTCAACAAGCAGTTTGCTTGGACGGGTAACTCTAAAGAAACAGGGCTGTTCGGAGAGCAGTTGTTTAAAGCAGGCGGTAAGTTTATTACAGTGGTAGAAGGAGAGTGTGATGCGATGGCAGCATACGAACTACTTGGAAGTAAGTGGCCTGTAGTATCTATAAAATCAGGAGCACAAGGAGGTGCTCGTGACGTTAAGAATAGTCTAGAGTTTCTAGAATCTTTTGATACAGTAGTGTTATGTTTCGATAGCGACAATGTGGGCAAGGACGGAGCTAAAGCAATTGCCAAGCTTCTCACCCCCAACAAGGCTAAGTTAATGACACTGCCCGAAGGGTTCAAAGACCCTAACGATATGCTCAAGGAACACAAGCATTCTATGTTTGTTAATTGTTTCTGGGATGCAAAAGTCTACACCCCTTCAGGGATTATGAACCTGTCCAGCCAGCTAGACGAGTACAAGCGTTTACGTACAGAAAAGCTTCCGTCAATCCCATATCCTTGGGGCGGCTTAAACAAGAAGCTAGAAGGCATGAGAGCAGGTGAGCTAGTAACTCTTACTGGCGGCACTGGTCTTGGTAAGTCTTCTGTTACTAGAGAACTAGAGCACTGGCTTATCAACCACACCAAAGATAACGTAGGCATTGTAGCTCTTGAAGAGAACTGGAGCCGCACTGCTGAGGGTATCATGGCTGTTGAGGCTAACTCCAAGCTACACCTAGACAGCGTTAAGAATAAGATAGGTGATGACAGGCTTGAACAATACTACCGCAAGGTATTTATGGGAGAGAACGAGGGGCGTGTTTGGATTCATGCTCACCTCGGAGTAAACAATCTAGAAGATATATTCAGCAAGCTACGCTACCTGATTGTTGGATTAGATTGTAAGTGGGTTGTAGTTGACCACCTTCATATGCTGGTGCTTCAAGCCTTGGAGGGCGATGAGCGCAAAGCTATTGACGGTATCATGCACCGACTACGTTCCCTTGTAGAAGAGACAGGTGCCGGTATGATACTAGTGTCCCACCTTCGTAGAGTTGAAGGCAACCGTGGACATGAGAACGGTATCGAGACAGGGCTGTCACACCTTCGAGGCTCTCAGAGTATCGCTCAGTTGTCAGACTGTGTTATATCTCTAGAGCGCAATCAGCAGTCAGAGGATGAGATTGAGGCATCAACCACTAAGGTGCGAGTGCTTAAATCTAGATACACTGGAGATGTTGGCGTAGCTTGTAGTCTTCTATACGATGCCGACACTGGCAGGCTACGAGAGATTAATGATGGTGATAACTATGATGCCTTTGACGGAGACGAGCTATGAGTAACTTAGTGTTTGACATTGAGGCAGACGGACTTGACCCTACTAAAATCTTTTGTATTGTTGCTCAAGATGTAGACACAATGGATGTGTTTACATTTGACAACACCCAACTCGAAGAGGGCTACGGTCTACTTCGGGCCGCAGACAAACTAATCGGCCATAACATCATAGGCTATGACCTTCCGGCTATCAAAGATATTACCGGACTTGACCTAAGCAACAAGAAGATTGTCGATACACTGGTACTTTCTAGATTATTTAAGCCAACCCGTGAGGGTGGTCATGGTCTAGAGTCTTGGGGTTATCGCCTCAAGTTTAGCAAGGGTGACTACGGCAGCAACCAAGATGCTTGGGATGCTTACTGCCCTGAGATGTTAGAGTATTGTAAGCGTGATGTAGAACTGAACACTAAAGTATATCAGCAGTTGCGTGTCGAGAGCCGAGGCTTCACACCTACCGCAGTAAAGCTTGAGCATTCAGTTGCTAAGATTATAGATGAGCAACGCCGCAATGGTTTTGAGTTGGATATGCGTAAGGCTATGCTGCTTGTTGCAATGTTCCAAGAGAAGCTTGACGCTACAGAATCTGAAGTGCATGAAACATTTAAGCCTAAGATTATCGTAGATATTCTCAAGCCTAAGTATACTAAAAGCGGTAAGCTTGCTAAGGTTTCCGAAGGCCCAGAGGGTAAGGGTGTTAGACTTACTGATGACGAGTATGACATCATGCTTCAAACCAACAAGCCTCTCAAGCGTGAGACACACATAGACTTTAATCTAGGTTCCCGTAAGCAGATAGGTGAGTATCTTATTGATGCTGGTTGGACACCTAAGAACTTTACACCTACCGGACAGCCCATTGTTGATGAGGGCACACTGTCTAAGGTTAAAGATATACCCGAAGCTGCTTTGATTGCTAAATATCTAATGCTTCAGAAGCGCTTAGCTCAGGTAAACAGTTGGATAAAAGCGGTTGAGCCTGACAACAGGGTGCGTGGTTATGTTAATCCTAACGGTGCCGTGACAGGCCGCATGACACACAGTCATCCTAACATGGCACAGATACCTAGCAGCAACTCACCCTACGGAAAAGAGTGTAGGTCTTGTTGGACTGTAAAGTCTGGTAACAAGCTGGTAGGTATTGATGCTTCAGGCTTAGAGCTTAGAATGCTTGCACACTATATGAACGATAAGGAGTATACAAATGAAATCCTCAACGGTGATATTCACAGCGCTAACCAACGACTTGCAGGACTTGAATCAAGAAATCAGGCGAAGACTTTCATCTATGCCTTCCTCTACGGAGCAGGAAATGCAAAGCTTGGGTCAGTGGCTAAAGCAGGTCAAGCAAGAGGTAAACAACTGCGAGAACAGTTTCTTAATAGTGTCCCATCACTTAAATCTCTTGTCCAACGAGTACAACGAGACAGTAAAAAAGGATTCCTCAAGGGGCTAGATGGACGTAAGCTTTCTATACGCTCTGAACATGCAGCACTCAACACGCTGTTACAATCAGCAGGTGCTATAGTTATGAAGGAAGCACTGGTTGTACTAGAGAAAAAGATACGGCACTTAGATGCTAAGTTTGTAGCCAACGTCCACGATGAGTGGCAGATTGAATGTAGTGAACAAGACGCAGAAGCAGTAGGTCAAGCAGGCATCGATGCTATTGTTGAAGCAGGTAAGAACTTAAACTTAAACTGCCCCTTAGATGGGGATTACAACATCGGAGATGGATGGCATGAAACCCACTAAAGCAGACAGAAAAAAGTTCGACCTTGACCTAGCATACGGAGAAGTGCGTGAAGATAAGATTGCAGCGATGCTTACAGGCAAGAAGATAGAAGTTAAATCAGAGCGTGACTTGTGGCAGAAGACGGGCAACATATGCATTGAGTATAAGTCATACGGTAAGCCGTCAGGTATTGACGCAACTGAATCCGATTACTGGTTTCATAACTTATGTATCGGTGATGATGAATATTGTACACTTGTGTTTAACACTGCTACACTCAAGAAGATTGTCAAGCGCCTAGATAGTTTTAAAACTGTGTCGGGTGGTGACAACAGGGCAAGCCAGATGTACCTGTTAAACCTTCAGAAGCTATTCTCTTCTGATGTAATCAAAGCATTCAAGGAGTTAGAAGATGAACCAGAAGCCGCTTAATACTATAGTCCCTGACATCTATGGGCTGCTTGAAAACCTTTCAAACGGAGAGCCTCTTCCAATAACGGAGGAGGCGCTCGATGCAACGATGGCATCTATGAAAGAAGCTATCCTTCATTGGGCAACACCAAGACCCAGAGACACTGACTTCACCGTCCGAATGTCTAATGTAGGTAAGCCCTCTCGTCAGATGTGGTTTGAGAAGCGTGACCCTAATGGCCGTGGCAGTGTTGACGGAGCAACTCAAATTAAGTTTCTGTATGGTCATATCCTTGAAGAGATTGTACTTATGCTTGTACGAATGGCACAACACAGCGTCACCGATGAGCAGAAAGAAGTTACAGTCAACGGTATTGTAGGACACATGGACTGTAAGATTAACGGTCAGGTAGTAGACGTTAAGTCTGCATCCAAGTTTGCTTTCAATAAGTTTGTCAAAGGAACACTGGCCGATGATGACCCCTTCGGTTACTTAGGACAACTTGCCGGTTACGAGAAAGCAGAGGGCACAGACAAGGGTGGGTTTCTTGTTATAAACAAAGAGAGTGGTGAGCTTTGTATGTATGTGCCGGATGATTTAGATAAGCCGAACATAGATACTAAAATAAATACGCTGCTAGACGAATTAAAACTTGACACGCCACCAGAACTATGCTATACTCCCACACCTGATGGCAAGAAAGGAAACATGCAATTGCCTAAAGGTTGTACGTGGTGTAAGTATAAGTATGAATGCCACAAGGATGCCAACGATGGAGCTGGCCTCAGAACTTTCAAATACTCTACAGGATATAAATATCTAACTCACGTAGAGGCAGAACCAAAGGTGGATGAGATACTATGAATCGCAAGAAGTCTAAGCGTATAAGGAAGCATGCAGAAACTTTGCAGATTGAATGGCTTAAAAGTCTCCTCAATGACGAGGAGGCTTCTAAGATTACTAAAGATAACTTCAAAGACATGCTGCCCAAACAAACACACTTGTGGGCACAAGGCACAATACACACTAGCTTTTACACACTGAAGTGGCTGAGCAATAAAATAAAACAACTAATAAAAATCTTTCCCGACAAGGATGTTGAGGACGTAACTCCCCAAGACATTGCATGGAAGATGGAGCAGCGATGAAAAAAATACGCAAGGGATATAGGAAACCGAGGGTGAAGCGCCCAGTTGAAAAGGACTTAGTTAAAGGCTATGACTCAAACTGGGAATATGAGCTGCACTCTGGCATCCTAGATGCTTGGGAGTTTCATGCCGACAAAGTTGAGTACACTGTTACACACAAGTACGAGCCAGACTTTGTTAAAGAAATAGACGGCAAGAAAATACTGCTTGAAGCAAAGGGCCGGTTCTGGGACAGCGCAGAATACTCTAAGTATATCTGGATAGCAAAAGTTCTACCGACTGACGTTGAACTGGTGTTTTTGTTTGCTAACCCTAACGCTCCAATGCCTGCTTCCAAGGTACGCAAAGATGGAACAAGACGGTCACATGGTGAGTGGGCCTCTGCAAATAACTTTAAATGGTTTAGTGAAGATAGTATACCTGATAACTGGATTAACACGAAGAAGAAAGAGGACTTTAAAGATGAGCATTAATGACGCTACTCCCCAAGACTGGGACAGGGTGAGGCAAACCGGACAACCCACATTCGAGGAATATATGAAACGACTAAAGTCTAATTATGTTTATGACAGCACCGAAAACTACGGCAATGAAGTTACTAACGATGCAGGAGATTTTGCAGATTGTTGGGATACAGGTACAGAGCATAGAGGACTAGACGCTTGGATGCGAGCAGCTCACCGAGAAAATTCAGAGCTTTGGGAAGACGAGTCTCTGGAGGACATAATTGCTCGACAAGATGAAGAAGATATGGTAAGCGCTCCAAAGCACTACAACTCAGGAAATATAGAGTGTATTGAAGCTATTGAAGAGTCCATGTCCAGTCATGCATTCAAAGGCTACCTCAAGGGCAACTGCATGAAGTACCTGTGGCGCTATGACTACAAAGGCAAACAGGTAGAAGACCTACAGAAAGCTGGCTGGTACTTGAACAAGCTAACAAAAATGGTTGCCGAGGAGAACAGCTGATGGATAGACAACCAGTGTTTGAGTTTATACACTATCCAGAGTTCGGAGAAGCAGAGAGAGCAGTTCAATTACTTTTTAAAAGCATGCTCCTACCACATACCACTAGATGAGGAAGAATAAAAGAATACCACTGAAGGGTGGCGCAGAGTGGGATGCTCTTACTAACGCTAAAAAACTTTATTGTTATTTAAAAAAGTCTGGAGTTGCTAAGAGCATTAAGCGGGGTTACAACAAACGATTTAGGCAAGAGGGTAAACGTGAAACAAAAGACATTAACTAAGTGGTGGCGGATATGGGCAAAAAGTCTAGGTGAAAAGGTTGGCGAGACAGATAAGCAAGCTAATACTGTTGCTGGTATTAGGACTGTTTGGTGGCTTACTCATATGGTTACATGCATCTTTATTATTGCAGGCAACGTAAAGGCACTGGGTCTTTTATAATGGATAGAAAAGAAGAAAGGCGGGATAGGTTTGACCGCAAGAAGAAGTTTAAAAAATTAACAAGGTCTTCTAAAGCTAAGACCGAACGCAAAAAAAATAAAAGGAAAGACAATGACAGTACAATTTATGGACATGCTGTGGAGCATTAACATGAGGTTAGGTGTGGGTCTTGACGTTGAGTCGTGTAGCAGTAGACCTGTTTGGGTTACTAGCATGGACGAAAAGATTGAAGCAGGAGAGTTTGATGGATTAGTTTTTTCTATACCTTTTTTTGTTATAACTATTGGCAACGTGTGGAAGATGGAAAATGATTGATATTATTACAGGGATACTTTATTTTATATTAATAGTGCTCAGTAGCGTAGTTATTTTTGCAGCCATACACAACATTTACACAGGGGATAAAGATTAATGGACAAGTACCAGCAGTTTATACACAAAAGCAGATACGCACGATGGTTGAGCACTGAAGGCCGTAGAGAAACGTGGGAAGAAACAGTACAGCGTTACGTAGATTTCTGGGTCAACCGTAAACAGATAGATAAGAAAACAGCAGACCGCCTGTACGATGGCATTGTAACACAGAAAGTTATGCCGTCTATGCGTTGTATGATGACAGCGGGTGAAGCTTTAGATAAAGATAATGTGGCTGGATTTAATTGTAGTTACTTGGCTATTGATTCACCACGAAGCTTTGATGAATTGATGTATGTTTTGATGTGTGGTACTGGTGTAGGCTTTAGTGTTGAACGAGCTTTTATCAACAAGCTCCCAATAATTGCTGAGACATTCCACCCAACTGACACAACGATTGTTGTTGCCGACAGTAAGATAGGGTGGGCTTCTGCGTTTCGTGAGTTGATTGCAATGCTATATGCCGGTAAGATTCCTAAGTGGGACATGAGCAAAGTACGTCCCGCTGGGGCTAGACTTAAAACCTTTGGTGGCCGTGCTTCAGGCTCAGCGCCTCTTGAAGATTTGTTTCGCTTCTGTGTTGAAGTTTTTCAAAAAGCAGGTGGCCGCAAATTAACCTCTATTGAGTGTCACGATGTAGTGTGTAAGGTAGCTGACATTGTAGTTGTAGGTGGTGTACGCCGTTCAGCACTTATCAGCCTGTCAAATCTTTCTGACAATCGCATGGCTAAAGCTAAGACTGGCGCATGGTGGGAAGTAGACGGACATCGTAGACTGGCTAACAACAGCGTAGCATACACTGAGAAGCCAGACTTTGAGGCATTCATCAATGAGATGAAGACACTCTACGAAAGCAGGGCAGGTGAGCGAGGATTGTTTAGCCGTGTAGCTGCACAAAATATTGCATCTCGTAATGGACGTAGAGATTCTGAGCAAGACTTTGGCACTAACCCGTGCTCTGAGATTATCCTACGCTCTAACCAGTTCTGTAATCTATCTGAGGTTGTTGTGCGTGAAGACGACACAGCAGAAACACTTAAAGAAAAAGTAGAACTAGCTGCTATCATTGGCACACTACAGGCAACGCTTACAGACTTCCGATACCTGAGAAACATTTGGCAGAAGAACACAGCAGAAGAAGCGTTGCTTGGTTTAAGCATGACAGGAATTATGGACAATGAGTTACTATCGGGTAAAGGAAGTGCAGAAGAGCTTGCATCAACACTGGAAGGTCTTCGTGACCACGCTATTAAGGTCAACGAGAAATGGGCTAAGAAGCTTGGTATTGAACAGTCTGCGGCTATTACGTGCGTTAAGCCTAGCGGCACTGTATCTCAGCTTGTTGATTCTGCTTCTGGTATCCATCCTCGCTTCTCTAAGCATTACATTCGCAGAGTACGTAGCGACAAGAAAGACCCGCTTGCAATCTTTATGGAAGCAGCCGGATTCCCAGTAGAACAAGACGTTATGTCAGAGTCTTCAGTGGTCTACAGCTTTCCAGTTAAGGCTCCAGAAGCTAGTGTGGTTGTAAAGGAAGTAGGGGCTATGCAGCAGTTAGCTCTTTGGAAGGCTTATCAAAATCACTGGTGCGAACATAAGCCAAGTATCACTGTGTACTACACTGATGACGAGTACCTTCAGGTAGCTCAGTGGATATGGGAAAACTTTGATATATGTTCGGGTATTAGTCTGTTGCCAGTTAGTGACCATGTATATCAGCAAGCTCCATATGAGGACATTAGTGCAGAGAAGTATGAAGAGTTAGTAGCTTCCATGCCTAAAGATGTTAATTGGAATGACTTAATTTACTTTGAACAGGAAGACAATACCACAGGCTCACAGGAATTAGCGTGTGTCGGTGGAGCTTGTGAGATAGTATAAGGAGATATACATGAAAGCAAAGGAAGCTAATATACTATCGTTTAAAATTATTGTCAATCATTCGGGGGCCATCCTAACTGAGATGGGTGGCCTCCCCGAAGACCGACTACATGAAGTGTTTAAGGGTGATGAGCTGATGCTCGTGCGTAAGATTATCCGTGACGCTAAACCCAAGCTAGAGAAGATGCACGACTACCTTGAGCGTGAGCTAACAGCCTTCTCTACCACTTAGATTTATTAGCCCAATATGCCGCAGACATTTTGCCCTTGGCAATGTTCTTAGCATGGCGGGCTTTAAAACTTGCACGTTTTTTCTTCATCTTTTCTGACTCACCGGCTTTTGGCTTACCTGCTGTCTTGGCTCCCTGCTCTCCGTATCGGATTGTCTTGATTTTGTCGCCTTCTTTTGCCACAACAATATGGCTTTTCTTCGGGTGATTCGGTGTACGCTTCGGTTTATTATATCCGCTTACTCCTGCTCTAGCTAAACGTGGGTCTTTTTTCTTGCTCATTTTCTATAGCTCCGTGTTTTCTTTGCAATCTTTTTGGGTTGAGCGCTGTGCTGCTTACCTTTCTTAGTGTCAGCTCGCTTCTTCTTTGTGGTTGCCGCATACTCCTTAGAGCTTAAAGCCTGCCTAGCTTTCTTAGGCAGATAGCGCTCCCCAGTTGCCTTCTTTCCTTGGGTACTAGGTTTACCTGACTTAGTACCCCACTCTTCTTTAGTCCATTTCTTTAAAGACTTCTGTGATTTTTTAAGCGCCATTACTTGTAACCTCCCCCTTTAGCTTTATATTCCTTCGCAAGCATCTGAGCCTTGCGAGCTGACCATTGACCCGCCTTACCGCCTTTTGAACCTGCTTTAATTTTATTAAACAAGTTCTTACGCATAGTAGGCTTAGTATAGTTACCTGCCTTATTAACTGTTGATTTCTTTTTAGCTGCCATATTACTTCTCCCTTTGAACGCCTTTAACTTTTTCTACGCTTCTCATGGCTCCAAGACCTAACATACCCATTAATACAGGCATCATTTCTCCAGTAGGTATTAAAGGAACAGTGACACTTGATTCAAGAAGCTCTAAAATCATGTTAGTAATTGGAATAGTAATAAAATTCCCGGCCATGCCAAACACACAAACCCACCCAACGGCTGGTCGCCAACCCGCAACAAACAAACTTTTGTGCGCTGCTTCAGCTTTGTTTACTTCAATCTGGCCTTTAGCAAGTTCTTGTGCGTGTTTTTCTGCCATCGTACTAAGCTCAAAAGCAATAGCATTCTTTTTGTCTTTATCTTCTATGAATTTATCTAACAGTCCAGTAACCGGCCCAATCAATGATTGCAACATAAGCATATCTCCTTAATAACACCACATCACAGGAGCTTTGTCAGCTCCACAAATCCTGCTATCCACATGGATGAAAGTACGAGCGACTCCAATACCATTAAATCCCATCTTAATAGCTTCTTCCACAATCTTGTATCTTTGATAACCATTTGCCGATTTAATGTCGGCTGCAATACCTTGGGCATGTTTTCCTGCTTTCTCCTTACGTTTTTCAATGGAGTGATTTGGACTTCTGTAACCACTCGTGATAATAAACGGAAAGCCGCATGCCTCCCGCAGTTCGTCAAGCTTGTGTATAAAGTCCCTTGACATCTCGTTTTCGCCAGTTTCTTGGCAATTAAAGTCTTCTAGTTTAAAGTATTTAAATTCGCTCATAGCCCTAAGTCCTTTAATGTGCCAACAAATATCTTGCTCTTAAATTCATTACCCTTGTAGTTGCTTATCCAGTCTCTAAGCTTTGCATAGTCATCAGGAAGAACAGAGTTTATTTGTCTTTCTAGTTTGCTAAAGTCGTATGTGTCTGTAACGTAAACTTTGTCGCCTTCTACAGTTACGCCTCCTCCACCTACAGAAAATGCTGCTTCTTCTGTGGGTGTGATGTCACCAGACTTCATACGAGCTTCTAAATTGTCACGCTTTCTTTGCGCTGCGCTTCCGACCTGCGCTCTAACATTAGATTCTTCTAAGTTGTAGTCGCCATAGTCAATAGTGCTTTTGTTTTTCTTCAAAGCATTAGCAGCAGCAAATCCTAGCGCGTCAACAACTTGTGGGTTGTAGTCTTCTTCTGTCTTATCTCCAGCAAGCGGGTTAAAAAACGCAATAAGGTTTTTAGCTACTTGAGATTGTGAAGCATTATAAAAACCTTTCAGCGTATCTACAAGACTTTCTTGGTCTTCCATTTGCTTTTCAGATTCTATCTCAATATCTCTAGGCTTAAACTCTATTGCTGGTAGTTTTATTTCTTTAGGTTCTTCTGTAGTACCCGCAGTGTTTTCTGCTGTACGACCTTTAGAACTAAAGTCTACGTCTGGCATCTTAACATCTGACAGGTCAGGTGCATCAGGTGTGTTAGCTTCGCGTACCTGCTCCATAGTCATATCACCCATAATGGATGTAGGCTTAGGCTCTGCTGTGGTTCCTGTTGTGTTCTCTGCTGTACGACCTTTAGAACTAAAGTCAGAACCTACTAGCTTTCTTAACGCTGAAAGTGTACGGCCTGTAGCACTGCTAACAGTTTTTTTAACGTCATCAAATGTTTCTGATACCGTACTTTGTACATCTTTAGAAACATCTGACAGCTTATCGGCTGTTGATTCTACAGTATCAATAACAACATCAGACTTTTCTGCTATGCTAGATGTAATGTCGCTTATTTTTTCAGGTACACCTTAAAACAAAACCTGCTTAGATTCTATAACAGGCTCTGATTCTTTTATTATTTCAGCTTTGTTAGATATATCAGTAGACATATCCTGACCGAAAGTTAATGTTTGTCCAGCATATATTTTGTTTACGTCTTGAATGTTATTTAGCTTAGCTATTTCAGCTATAGTCATTCCTTCGTCTCTAGCAATTTGAGAAAGCGTGTCGCCTTTTTGAATTACATAGCCGCCTTCAGCGAACATTGGAAGACCTTTAAGAATGTCTTCACGCATTTTTTTTGTTATTGCAAGAGTAGGAAGCTTAATAGTTTCTTCATTTTGTTTGTACTCTACCATTTTAATTTCAGTATCATACTTTTTAGCAAAATTATTTTTCCAAAGCTTCATTAAAGTTTTGTCATAAAAGTCTAAAAACTTTTTTCCTTCTCCAGCATCTACGTCTTTGGCGTTTCTTTCAGCTTGCATTCGCCCAGTAGTTAAAGCAACTTGGTCGTATCCTTCTTCTGCTGCGGTCATCATAGCCTTTCGAAGACCTTGTAAAGCCCAACGCTTTTCAGACTTAAACGGAAGGTCAGGGACACCGCCGTCACTTGTCATGCCTTGTTCAGATGCTTCATCAAGAAGGGCCTCAAGACGATTATTTTTTTCTTCTTCTGAAAGAGTTGAATTAACTATTTCTTGCCTACGAGATTCCAGTTCTTCAGCTTTATTTGCTCTTTGCTGTGCTTGCTCTTTGGTTATGTAACCTAACTTTTTACCTTCTTGCTGTGCGTCAGACTGTATTTCATCAACCAATAAAGTCTTAGCAAAAGCATCGTCAGTTTGGTCAATGTCGGCCAAACGAACATGAGCTACAGGATTTGCAATATCAGGAAAATGCATGTGCTTATAATCTGAATCTACTTTCTTAAACTTAGAAGGCAGTGCAAATACAAGCTCACGATAGTTTTGAGTGTCTCTACCTTCAAACGCATAGTCTAAATGAATATCAACAGTTTTAAAATCTCCTGCACCTTTTTCAAACTCTGCTTTTTTTGAAGTAAACCAAGCGTCAAACTGTTCTGGGTTATCAACCAAGTCATCCAGCATATCTACATCGTGCGGATAGTTTTCTTCTGCCCAAGCCCAGAAAGCATCATCTTCATCTAAGTTATCTGCAAAAGTATCAGTAGGTATATCATCTATTACTTCTTCTTTTTTTGTAGATGGCTTACCAGTATATACATCAAAATCAAAACCAGACTCTTCAAAGTGCTGTAAAACTTCTTCTTTAGTCACTGGCTTGTTGTTTCCAAATTTTTCAGCAACGCCAGTCCACTCAAGCTCTTCATCGCTTACGCTTTCTTTTTTCTTTAACTCATTCAAGAAAGACTGTCCCGGTCTTGGCTTAGAGCCTTCTAACTGTAAAGCTGCTTTGTGTGCAGCACTAAAGAAACCTGAATCCATTTTAGGTGCAAAAGCTTTAGCTCCTTTAGTAATGGTTTTTACAGCACCACCCAAAACAAAGCCGTGTCTTGGGTCTTTTGTATTAAAAGACTTTGAAGAAGACAGCTTAAACTGCTCAGGCTCAAAGAGTATATAAGAATAAGGGTCTTCTCCAGCGTAACTAGGCTCGGCAGTGTTACGATATTTAATAGAATCAAACCCTAGTTTGTTTATAAAGTCTTTAAACTTCATATTAAACTCAGCACGTTGTAAATCCATCTCAACTTTTTCTAGCGGAGTTGAGTATGGCTTGGTGTCTGCCCCTATGTACTTAACATAATCATCTGATTCAATCTGAAGAATATCTATCATGTCAATATCTTCTTCAGATATTTTAGCTCCTTGAGATTTAGCAGCTTTAATTATTGTTGAAATAGACTCCATGTCTTGAATAATATATTCAGCTCTCCAGCTAGGCATATCTTCTTCAACAATTAAAGGTTTCTTAACATTAATATACCCTTCTTGCATAGTGTACGGTCTAATAGTCTTATTGCTTTTCTTTAGCTCAGTTGAAACATAGTTAAAAAACTTATCGTAAGCTTCAGGTTTAGGATTCGCAGAGGTGCCAATGTATTGTTTCATTAAAGACATTGCTGCTTTTTCATCATTACCCGTAAATTCTAAAGCCAAGTCTCTAATCATGACCTTATCTGCTGAACCTTTAGTTCCTACATGGGTTCCTACTTCACGAGCAAACGGAAAAGAAATATTAGAGTCTGCGTTCTCATAGCTTGAAACAACTCTGTACACAGTATTTTTGTTTTCAGAGTCTTCAATATATTTTTCTTGGGCTTTCTTTCTAGCTTCTGGAGAAAGCAATACACTTTCTTCAGCCTTAGCAGAAATGTTAGGAGTTTTAAATCGTGAAAAGTTTACATCTCCTTTGGCTGCTACTTTAACTATAGCATTTTTAGATAGTTCAAAAGCTCCTTTATCGCTTAACAACGGAAAGGTTTTTTTAATTTCATTTCTAAAGTAGTCATGCATAAAATCTAAAGAATCTTCATCATATTTATTTACAGAAGCTTTTTCAATTTCTTCTGGAGATACTTTGATTTTAGCCTTGTCGTAAAAAGCTTTAATATTTTTAACTTGATTATTTACTTTTTCAAAGATTATATTATTTTGACCTGTGTTTTTATCTATAGACTCAATAGTTTTAAGCGCCAGTATTTGTTCATCATCATAACCTAAGCTTTTTTGAAAGTCATATAGTTTTTCATTAGATTTTAAAACGTCAGTCTCTTCTACAATTTCTGAGAATAAAGGATTAGAAATTATTTCTTCTTGAGTTTTTTGATTATATTTCATTGCTTGAACAACATTGGCTTCAGCCAGCTCATACAGTTCATAGTCAGCAAAAGAAATTTTTCCCGCCGCTTGAGCAGATGTAATTTCAGAATCTATATTACGAGATACAGATTCAATAGCTTTTCCGTCTATCATTCCTTCTGTAAGTTCTGAAATTTTAGAAGCATTTATATTGCTTAGTTCAGTAGGCTCCATAATTTCAGAAGCTTTATTCATAAGCCCTTTAAATGCTGCACTTGCACCACGCACTACACTTCCAGTAGCGTAAGCAGGTCTGGGTGCAGACTTTTCAAACTCTGGAATAAATTCTCCAAATACATCTTTTTGGGTTTTTCTTAAACTTCTTCTATAGTGAGTAACATAATCATCACCTAAAATTTGTTTACCGAAATAACTACCAGAAACTAAAGGTGCTTTGTTTCCAAGAGTAGGTACAATTCCTTGCTGTATTAAACTTAAAGCATCTGAAGCCGCAGGGCCGAACGGAAGAGTAGCGTAAGCTAAGTTACTTTTTGAATACTTAGCAGCAGTCTGAGCACGTTTTAAACTGTCAAGCAACAAACCATTACCGCCCCAACGTGCAATAGCTTCTTTAGTGATTTCAAACTCAGTTTTGTTTCTTTCGTTTTCGCCTCCTGTACGGGCGTAGTTAGTCCAACGAGCCATTCCAGTCATTATGGCACCCGCAGCTAAGAGCTTAGGAGCATTGCGCTTAGGAGCCTTTATCATAGCTTTAGTGGCACCTTTAAGCACAGTGTTACTGAATGCAGCAGGATAGCTAAGCAGTTGGAACATTACAGCAGTTTTAGGGTTTGAAAACAACAAAGGCTTAATGCCCGACATAGCAGTAGGCTGTAATACTACAGAGTTTGTATAACGTGCAGCACCTCCTAAAAAATCAGTCTTATAAAAATCATTGTCTGTTTTAGCGCCGCTGTTATGCCAGTCAACCGCTTTCTTCCAATCAATTCCTAGCTCTGCTAGTTCGCCAGCCAATACTTCGCCGTCTGAATCTAAAGTTTTATTTTTGTAACGACTAGCAAGCTTTGTAATATTATCATTAATAAGATTCTTACCGCTTGCAAAAGAAACATTTTGTACAAATTTAGTCCACTGGTCAAGAAGCGTAATACGGAAAAACTTATTACTTGCAGTTTGCATTCCTTCAGAAACTAACTCATCGCCTGCTAACCTGTCGCCTACCTGTGCAAGCGCTTGGTCTACATGGATGCTAAAGTTACGCATTTCAGACAAAGCTTCTTTTGCGGTTAAGCCGTTCTCTGTCATCAGTTTAGACTGCATGTCTTTAGTAATTGTTTTATGTGAGGTGTTTAAAGCTTCTTTAAATCCTTTTACAGAATTCACTGCGCCTGCTTTACCAATGTTAATAAACACTTCCGTCAAACTTGATAACGTAGCCAAGCCTAACAAAGCTACACGGTTAGTAAAGCTATAAGCATCTACGGCTGTTTGAGCAGTTTTACCGTATCTTTCCATGCCCTCGCCTGTAGCAGTACGATATAGTTTTTCTAGCTGACGCTCCATTTTAGGCGTGAAGTTTTCTCCGCTATTCGTCATCTCCTTACGTATGCGGTTAATGTAAAAACCTTTAAACTGTTCAAAGTTATTTACACCAAGTACACGGTGTTTAGCTACAGACTTACCAGCCTGATAAGTATAAGCATGCAATGCACCTAAAACATCAGAGTTTAAAAACTCTTCAAAGTCTGCATCGTTTCCAATGGTATCAATTTTACGCTTGGCTGAAAAGAAATAACCGCCTGAAGTTCCTTGGTCTACTTGATTCTTAACATCCAACATATTATTTACAGTTCGCCGAGCTTCTGCTTTACCCATACCAGCTTTTTGTACAAACAAATCTACTAGCTTATTAGGATTAGACTCAATAGCGCTACGGCTCCACATACGAGGAACATAGTTATCTACCAGCTTATCAATAACACCGATGTCATTAAGCTGTACACCCATTTCATTATACAAAGCTTTTGCTTCTGTGGCTGCCTTTGCAATAGCTGAGTTTGTTTCATCATCAAACTGAGGATGATTAATTGTTTTTTCGCTACGCATACTTTTGCTTAGTGCATCGTTTATATCTGTAGCAAGTTTAGTGTCCATCTCACTTAACGAAAGAGAGTCAACAATAACACGGAAGCGCTCATTAAACTTTCCAGTAACTTCGCGTTGCACTTCTGACAAATCTTTTTGAACTACTTCATCTTGTACTTTATATTTTATTCCAAACTCATGGCTTAGTTTTTTCTGTAGCTGCGCTGCGGTTCCAGAAAACTTTGTAATAGGCGATAGAATGCCTGCTCCCTTGCCTAAAAAGTTTCCCGATAGGTCAGAAGCTATAGTATACAAGCCTTGTTTTATACGGCTTGTCTGGCCTTCTACAGTGCTTTCAGCATCAGCAGCAGCTCTAATCATTGCTAAAATTTCTTTACGTGTTTTTTCGCCGCCACCCAAATCTTCGGCAAACTTAGAAGCTGCTGTATTTAATGCATCATCTGCACCTTCTACAGTTTTTGCTATTGAACCTTCAGGGCCGCTAATACGCAAGGCTTCTTCGATTACATTTCCGCCGGATGCAGGAATAAGCTCACCCTCAAGAGCTTCATCAAAATACTGATTAGCTTCTCTAACTGAAAGCTCTTTAGCAGGTTTAGTTCCGTCTCTAAAATATTTATTAGCTAATTTAGAGCCAGCGGCATATAACCCCATACCAGCTACAGCACCTATAGATGTCCCAAAAACTGTTTCTGAAACGCTATAATCATCTTTAATATCCGCAGCAATGTTTAACTCTTGTTGTATGTGTGCGTCTGCTCCCCCATAAGTAGCGCCAATAAGTGCAGAAGCCTTATAAGGATTTTTAGATTGTGCAGCAGCAGTAGCTCTTACAGCATTCATAAGAGTTCTTGAGGCTGCTTGTTGTGCAGTTTTACGTGCTGCTAATCCCGCAGCGGCACTTGTACCCCCCGTAGTTACTCCTGAAAGCAGAGAACCAAAGGTCAATACATTTTCTGGACTAAACACAACATCAGCAGAATAGTCTCCAACAGCCTCTAGTCTTTCCCCCAAGCCTGAAATTTCAGCCTTGTCCCAACGAGTTTTCATTGTTCTAAAAGCTTTCTTTACATTTTCAGGTGCATTTTCCATTGCTTTAGCAAGAGCAAGCGGCGCACCTAAACGCATAGTTAGGTCACGCATGTACTCAGCAGGGTCAGTAGTTTGACCGGTAGCTGCTTGGTCAATGATATAGCTGCCTAACCCTTGTTCTTCAGCCAAGTAATCTGTAAGGACTTCAAAACTTGATAAAACTACTTCATCGTTTTCCCAATCAGTTACCGAGTAATCTGGCGGAGTAAAAATATTTTCACCAGATTCCATAATTCCTCGTTCACTTCCCTCTCCTTCTGTATATAATTCCCAATCAGAGCCATCGTAAGCTGAACCTGTATAAGTGTTTGAGTTTTCTTCTTTCATTAATGCTGTACCTTTTGGTTAGGTTTTTGCTTAAAGATTGCTATAGCTTTCTAAATACTTATTTCTTAAAGCTACAAAGTTAGCTTTTGCTACTGCGATTCTTCTTTTTAAATTTTTACTAGCATTAGGCGCTTCTACTATTTTAGGGTCGGCTGCTTCAGCTTCTAACTTTGCTATCAATTCTGAGGCTTTATTAAGCTCTGAATACTCTTTATGCTGAGGAGAAGACCACTTTAAGCCTCTAGCTGTTTTTACTTTAGGCTTTCCTTCAGGAGCAGGAACTTCAGACAGTCCTAAAGTTGTTACGTCTTTCACACCAGTTTTAGATGTAGCAGCTTTAACGCCCTTAATAGTTTGTTTTGCTGTTGAAGAGTTTTTATCTTGTAACTCTTCTATTACTTTAGCTTCAGCATAAGCAAGCATTCCGGCTTTACCGCCCTTATATTCTCTAGGGTTTAGTCTATTATCTACAGCGTATTTTACAGCAAGAAAAGATTTAGTAGCTCTTACTCTACTTGGAGCTTCTTGTGCTCCTTCTCCAGTAAAATAGTTCATGCTAAAAAACTGGGTTTCAATATCATTTCTTTTTTCTACGTCTTGAATACCTTTTAAGTTATCATATAAAAATACACCGTTAGAAACAATTTTAGAAATTCCTAAATTCCCAGAAGCAAGTTTGTCTGAAATCGTGTCTATTTTAAACATCGTGTTAAAAGGATTACCCAAACCAGAAATAGGCATTCTTTGTGCAGTGTCATTTTTTAACGAGTCGTGAATCATAGAAGCTTGAATTTCAGCACCGTCACTTAAAGTTCCCCAACCTTCAAACTTAGCTTGATATCCACCTTGAGTTATATATCCTGCCATTTCATTATATCTAGATTCTACTTCAACTTTAAAATTAGGGTCAGTAGGATAATACTTATCACGAACACTTTCTATTACAAGCTCTTCGATTTCTGCAAATCTTGCAGGGTTTGAGTTTCTTAACTTAACAGTTCCTAGTTCAGTGTTGTCGTTTTTAATTTGTATCGCTACATTATTATCAAAATCTTGCTGTACTCCTAATGTTTCAGGAGATGCAGAGTTATATGCACTTCCATCTGCAAAAACAAAACCGGCGGTAACAGTCTTACCATCTACCCCTACTTGAGTAACTTGATATATTTCGTGTTCAACAAAATCTCCAGTTGCAGTAGGAACTTTTATTGTTCTTGCTGTGTCGCTTACTACTGGCGAAGGAACACCAAGTTTTAAATCTTTTTCTGTGTAGTTTTCAGCTATAAACTCAGCTACACCTGCGTTTTGAGCTTTGTTGTAGCTGTTTATCAACTCCCTTTGTTTTTCTGCTTTATCTAGGAATGTGCTGGTTGAAAGTATACCATCAGCAGGCTTGCCGGTAAGTCCGTCTAGCCCTAAACCTTTTATAATACTTCCTGTAAAACCTACTTCTTTCTTTTTATTCTCTAAGTATTTTTCATAGGCTGCTTTGTTTCCGCTAGACAAATAAACTTTGTTAGCTTCTTTTCGGCTTTCCCACTGCTCTTGTAGAGTAGGCAAGTATGCTTTAGATGTTTTGTTTAATAACATCTGAAAATCGGCTTCGTTATAAGTTCCTTTAGGCCCATATTGACCTCTAAGATGTGCTTCAACGGATGAATTAGCAACACCCTGCAAATACTTTAACTCTCCTCCCGGAGCTTGCTGGGCAGTTTGAAAAGTAGTGTTCCAATCTTTTGCTTCTTGTTCGAGCTGTCCGAGCATAATTTTATTTTGAGCAGCTTTTTCATTTTCTAAAAAAGCTTCTTGCCTTTGAGAAAAAATATCTGAAACAACATCTGACCCTATTTTTACAGCAACAGACTTCCATAGGTCTTTGTTTCGTTCTTTTTTTGCTTGGCTTCTAAGCTTATCATTCCTTTTACGGATGTCAGCTAAAAGACTTTCACCGTATGCAATTGAATCTTGTGCCATGTTTACTGTCCTTCAGGTTGTGCCATAAGGCTAGGTTGTGCAGGTGTTGTTTCTTCTACTGGTGATTCTAAGGGAGCTTCTGGTTTTTCTAACAAGCTAACTTCCGGAAGCTCTACTATATCAGCGGTCATTTCTTCAGTTAAAAAACCTTGTGGAAGCATACCGCTTTCTGTAGCGGCATCTCTAAGTTTTTGCAAAGAAGCCTCTTCCATATCAACTCCAAAGACATCGCCTTCTTCTTCATCGTTGTCAATCTTAATGTCTAGGTCTAAACGCTCAGCAAGTGCAATAAGCATATAAGCTAAAGGCTCAGCAAGCATCATCATTAGGTCAGGATTAAACTTGCCTTGTTGAAACTGGTCAAATAATAAGACCTGTACAATGCTCATTACTGGGACACCCTTAGATATTCCAGTCATTAAAGCTATGTAGGTTTCATCTTCAGTTACAAAGTCCCACATATACATACTAGCTTCGTGTACATTAGTAAACTCTGGAGGTCTTTCATACGGAGCAGGATTTTCCGGGTCTGTAGTAAGCGACTGGCCCGGAATAGGTCTGTTCATTTTAGACACTTCTTCCATATATACTTCTTCTTCCATTACGCTGTACCTCCAATTCCTCTAGCCATTGTTTGTGTATAGAAATTAGCGCCAGCTCCAAAGGGTGCCAAGTTATAAAAATCAGTACCCGCAAGCTGAACTTGCATGGCTCTATCGTTAATTTCTGGAGAGCCGTAAGTTCCTGCTGGGGCTGTATCAAACTGAGCAACAGCGCCGTAGTACACTTTAGCACCTTCAGGCTTAGCTTCTAAACCTATGTTTTGAAATAGTCGCTGTTTGCCTAGCCCTACTATTTCGTCTGGTATTTTAGCTACTTGCTCGCCAAGGTAGTCTTTACCTTCTTCAAATACGGCTTCACCTAAAGGTCTGTCGTCAAGAAACTCTTTATAT